AAATATGAATTATCAAGTTCAATGTTACCTGGAATAACCATTGAACCTTCTTTAAATATATGCTTACCAAAAGACTCAACCTGATTTTGCAATAATGATTGTAAACCAGTTAGTTCTCTAGCCTGAACGGGATATCCAGGTTTGAATAGTATTTTGTAAAAATTATCATCCTTATCGAAATCATCATAATAAGGTGATATATTTAAGTTAGTCTTTTGTGGCATTTTTAGAATTCGAGTATGATTTTAATGTCTTCCTTTTGACGAGAGTTCCTAACAATTAAAGGTCTATTATCTAGGTAAACTATTTCACCCGACCCTTTATTTATCTCAGAATTAGAAAGTCCTGAAATAAAGTTTACACCCAAGTTAATTAATTTATTACCTGTAGGGTTTGTTGTGATACCTGAGAAATTACGAGAAATAGCACCAGCAAAGAATGAAGATTTACCCTCAATATTATTGGCACCTATTTGTGATTCAAATTCATATATTCTACCTGCAGTTGAAATACCTGCATAATCAGTATGATCATATGATGTTCTATTAAAGTTTAGAGAGCGATCTCTGAAATACTTTAATACTTTAGTTTCTGAATCATATGAAGCTACATACGCTGTGGCATTTTTTCCTGTGTTTGGTGAAATAGTAAGAACTTGTTTGATTTCTTCACCAACTTGAGGTATACCAGTAACAGTATCAAACTTAATTGCTTTTAATGAAGAGTATGTATTATCAGTGTAAGTTACTGAAGTTCCCACCTTTGTTGGATTTTTTACAACTCCAACCTGTGCAAATTTTGTATCAACAGGAAAATCTTTAGTTGAATCATCAAATCTTGCGTAAACAATAACTCTATCAGTCCCTAACTCTGTGTAAACATCGTGTCCGTGACCCAAACCTGGTGGAATAATAGGTATAAGTTTTGCACGACCAGTTGCGGTACTAACACCACTGCTTAATGTTCCTAAGTCAACTATTCCATAACTATATCCCTTACCTCCAGAACTAACAACAGCGTCTGTTATTGTTCCATTTATAACGTCAACTCTTGCTTTTCCACCTTCTCCATCTCCAATTATATCTACTTCTTGACTTAATCCATTAGCATATCCACTTCCAGCATTCTCGATATAAATGTGTTTAATTTGATTTTGGTTTACAGAGGAGTCTCCATTTTCACGAACTGCTCTAATTTGAGAATCTTGGCTAGATGTCCAACCATTCGGAACAGTAATAAATTCAGTTGAGTCAAATTTAATAATGTCACTAGGTGAAACAGTGAAAAGATACTTCCAAAGATATCCATCACCGCTATTTCCTGCCTTGGAAGGTTCCAAATCAGTGAAGGTTGGCTCATCTTGGGAGACATTTCCAAGCGGGTTAGCTCCTGTTGATCCATTATCAATACAAACGTAAACTTTAAAGTCGGAATTAAGTACGTAGTAGTTCGCATCATATAATCTATTTGCTTGTGTTAAAGGACTTGGATTTTCTACACTATAATCATCTCTATAAATTTCATATCTACTACCAGCAACCCAATCTACTCTTCTTATAATTCTTCGTATATTTGCTGATGATATCTTCTTACCAAACATCATTGTATCGCCTGTATGTTTACGATACCCAAAACTATCTGTAGGTGCAGGTGTAGAAGTATTCCAATCAGAGGATCTTCCATAACCAACAAGTGACCCTGTTCCAGCTGGATTTGGTAATCCAATAAAAACGTAATATGAATTATTTGTATTTTCTACTGACTCAACAAAGTTGTTAGCATTCAGAATTCTAAATTGATCAGTAATTATCGCTGACATTGTTAATTGACTTTTTCTTTTTATTTATAGAGGTAATTGAATCATAATCCAAACACCCTTATTGCACCAGATGATCTTAGACCTCTGAGTGAACTGACAGAGTAGTTCTTTCTTTGAATAGTTGGGAAGGTGGTTAAACCACTATTAACTGTCAATCCAGTTACACCGATTGAAATAGGATTATCTGATCTTGTAGCATTAAATATTCTACCCCAACTAATTTTACCTAATTCAGTGCTAATTCCTGGAGCACTTGGGTCAAAATTACCTGTTTGAGCGATGCCTAAAACTGATGATGTGCTATTTGTATGAATGTTACAAGTAATCTGACCGTTAAATGTACCATCATCAGACACAGCATGAACTTTGTAAATATTATCTAAGAATGTCGTTCCTATAGCAACTATTGATGAATCCTGACTGTCAACTGATGTTACTGCTGATCCAACTTTTGTATCTTTAATAAAGACTGGATAACCGACATTTATGGGTTTTCCTGATATCTGCTCGTCTGATCTAAAGAAGAACTTAAGTGCTAATGGATGACCACCAGTTCCAGTTGTTGTAGTAATACCAGTAATGATTCCAGTAAATCCTTCTATATTACTAATCTCTGTAATTTTTTCAGTTCTAAATTCAGGTAAATTAATTATTACTTGTGGAGGTGTGGTGCTTGTGTAACCTAGTCCTTGATTTACCACATTAATCGCATTTATAGAACCATTATTAATAGTTGCTGTCGCAGTCGCTGTGGTATATGTACCAACACTACCATCTGATTGTGTAAATGTACCAATTCCAGACACAGGTCCAGAAATTTTTACTAATGCTGTACCACTATAACCAGAACCAGCGTTAGTTATATCAAATGATGTAACGGAACCTGCTGCAGATACAATTGCTGTAGCGGATGCACCAACATTTATTTCACCAGATGAAATTAAAGCATCAACACTATTATATGTTAAATTATATCTATCTGCTAATGGAATGTGTGTTGCCTTTTCATAGAAGAAAGATCTTACATCATCTACAAAAATTCCATTTAAAGGTGTGCCATCATTACCTGAAACTGTTGAAAAATCTCCAATAATTTTAGCAGTTGGATATATTTGTGCCTCTAATATTTCTCTTGACTTATCTATTTTTTTACCATTTAAAATTATATCAACTTTTTGTTTAGTCCATCTGACTGGTTTATCATTATTTTCATCAATACCTGGACCAGTATAGATATCAGTTTCAATAAGTTTTGCTCCGAGTAATTCTTTTATGGTTCTTTCATCTCTTTGTGTAGTAGTGAGTCCAACAGGGTGTTTAAACACTCTAAGTTCATCACCAACCTTAACTGTTTCTTGTATGTCTGCAGTATCAATATCAATACCATCTTGACCTTTGTAGAAGAAAATATCTACCTTAGCTTCTGGTCTAGGTGCTTCAGTGAAGTCAAATGTAGTTCCTCCTTGGAATTGATAAGCTTCACCAGGTTTTTGAAGTACACCATTAACAAATATCAATAGAACTGCATTCATATCAATTAGTTGAGATCTTGAATTATTCAAATCTTTTTCAAAACTTAAAAGTTGTCCGTTAAAGAATAATGGGAACCTTTTGCTTGATCCGTCTTGTAAATTCTTTATTGAATCTATAAAATCTATTTCTCCAAACTGTTGTGCTGAAAATCTATCAGTGAAGATTTCAAGTACCTCTAATTCAAATTCTTGAATTGGTTGAATTAAATGTGATGCAGTGACTAGTCCAACTGGTTTAAATTTATCACCAATTTTAAATGAATGACCCGATCTAGCAATAGAGAATTTAGAAATTTCAAAAGTAGTTGAACCAATACCTACAGTCGTGGAAGCAGCACTAACCTCAACATCAATTAATAAATTTGAACCAGTATCAGTTGTCGAACCTATCCCACGTCTAGAGACACCAATTACAGGTAAATTATCATAATTTGGTTCTGGTATTACAATCTCTGGATTTACATAACTTGTACCTGCAGAAACAATCGTAAATGCAAGTGTTCCACCAACACCAACAGAAGCAGTTACAACAGCACCGTTACCCGCACCTCCACCAACACCAGCGTTTAATGTTATTGTGTTTATAGTAGTTGCACCAATACCAGTTACAATACCTGCAATAGGATCTGAATTTGGGAAACTAGTTTTTGATACTGCTCTTGGATATGGGTGATCTGAGAAGAAATTATCTTTAGAACACTTAAATACTAATCCACCTGTGTCAATACCAACTGAATCACTTGTTGTAAATGTGTGATTTGGAATTGTTAAAATTAATTGACCTGTATGAGAAGTGTATACTGCGTTAGTAGCTGTAAATGAATCACCAGCAAAACTTCCTTTCTTAATTGAACCGATACCAGAACTTACAAATCTGTGTTCGTATGCTTGATCTGTAACTCCAATTGCAACTGAACCACCACGATAACCTGAACCAAATGTAAGGTCTTCAAAGAACTCAAATGCCTCACCACCACCAACATATGTGTGAACTATAGTGCTTGGTCCTGCCTGAACTTCAAATGATCTATCAGAAACTATACCAACTAGGAATAATGGTCTTTCATGGTCTTGGAATATCGTCGTAGTGACACCACTATAACCAACACAACTAAATTCAAGATTTTTTAATTTTACTGTATTTGGTCTTTCAAGTGCAAATCCATGTACCTTATCTGTTGTAACTGTAATAATTCCTGTTATATTATCGTAAGCAGCAGTTTGAATACCAAGATTAAATCCAGATGATGTTGCAATGCCAACGACACTTGTTATTCCACCATTCGCATCTTTAAATGCTTTTACTTTTGCACCTTGTAGTGGAGCGTATCCTAATCCTGGTGTTGAACCTAATGAAACAATTATTCCACCTCTTGGAACTTGGTTCTGATTTATATCAAATTCAGAAACCATTTTTTCACCATTTTCTGATGTAATACCAGTAAATTCCACTGTAGAAATACCAGCAGTCGAATCAGTTATAAATTGGTAATTATTACCTGCATTATTAACAGTTAGTGGAGTTTGGAATATACCATTAATGAATACAACTCCGTTTCCGAGACCAACACCTGAATGCGTATTTGCTCCACCAACAGTGAGTGTATAAGTCTTACCAATACCTGTAAAATTGTCAGATATATCATCAAACAACATATTAGTTGTATAATCACTTCTTAAGAATGTTCTACCACTAAACTCTGCTTTATCAAATGGTAGATTAGTTTCATCTCTTCTACTACGTGTATTTCCTTTTGGAGGGTCAGAGAAGAATACTGTGCTATCAACTATATTAAACGCACCTCTATGTAATCTCACTATGTCATTAGCAGAATGTGATGTCTGAGCAATCCCCAATTGTCCTCTTTCTACCTTGACAACTGGTAAAGTTGCAACACCAGCTGCAACTGAAACTGACTCATTTATTATACCTGTGGGGGTACTAGAGAAACCAACCTCAAGAACTTTTACAAATTCATCGTTTATTTTCAAAAACTCACCTGCTCTTATAGAACTAATACCACTTAATACAAATTGTGATAATCCAATTCCAACATTGCTATTATGAGTAAATCCATCAAATACACCTAGTGTGTGAGTAATAGATGTAAATGTAATTGGTTGTTGGACTACACCATCTAATCCAATTAGAGTTTTAGTTAACTGTTTTGTCATAGCTAACTTATGTGAGTTTCCACCACCTAGTGAACCACTAACTCCAGTGAATGTTACAGCAACACCAGTTGTAATATATTCGGGTCTTGTATATAACTCAAAATTGTCTTCATCAATGACCTTTGCAAAAACAGTGCTAGGAAGAATATCTGTTACGATACCAGATATATTTTCTGTGGCACCAATAGAAACTGCGGTTCCTGCTATACCTATGAATGTTGAACCAGGTGTATAAGTTAGTTCTTCATTAGTGTTAAAGAAATGACTTGGTATTGTTATAACATTTGTAGTTGTGCTGATTGTTCCTGTATTTGATGGGTTAAATGTTTTAGAGTAAATTGGAACACCATTGTTTGTTAATAAGAAATCTTTCTTATCTGCTCTCAAACCACCAGCACCATCATAAGTTGATAAGAATAACTTTTGATCTACAGTACCATAAATTAAATTAGGAGGATTATTATTAAAATCACTATCGGTATATAATATTTCATTGTACGACTGTACTTCTATTAAAGAATCGAATTCTGCATCTGGATAAAATCTTAAATTAATATCATTACCAACTATTTCACCGCCAAATGTACCAATACCTGTAGTTGAACCAGCTGATACAAATGGATATTGAACTGTTAGTACATCATCTATATCTCTAATTGTTATAATTTGATGAACTGCAGATGTCTCACCACAAGAGACCCTTACGAGAGATTTTACCGTACTATCTAAATTTTTACTAATTGAATTATATGTTATTGGGTTTATTGTGCCAGTTGCATACCTCGATTCTAATCTAGCACTTCTTTCTGAACCAGATGGTTGACCTGAAACTGTAAAGCGATATGTTCCTATACCAGATTCTGTTGAACCTAAACCAACTACATTAGCTCTAACCTCTAATGGATTGATTCTATCATTTTCTATTTGTAATTTTACTAAATTATTCTCAACCTTCGCAGTAATGATACCCACAACACTACTACTTAATCCAGATGTTGTATCTACATATGTCTCCGCAATTGTTGTATCAGTCCCATCAAAATCAACTATAACCTCACTATAATTAATTTCCTTTGATATAGAGTCCTGAACAAAAATATTTGCATAAAGTGAATTAAAATCATAGTCTGGAACTTCTAATATCGTTGAAGTTACTACACCAACAGTTGTTGTTCCAACTCCTATATTATGACCTGTTAAATCAACATTTCCAATGACATTAGTTCCGATACCCGCTAAATCTGTATTGAAATCAATTTTTAATATTTTTATATCATGGTCTCTTGTAAATTTTTCAACTGGTTCAAATAATAAATTTTTCGTACCGTTTGTTGTAATTTCAGTATTGAAATCCCCTAATTTTTGATTTGTAAAATCGGTTGATTTTTCAAGAATAAATGCATCATTCTCAGTTGTTAACGTGACTAATTCTGTAAATTGAGTATCAATTGTATCTGGGTCAACTATTTGAATTAAATAACGTCCTATTTCATCTGTTAAAGGTTCGATGGTTGTAGTAAAACTTTCAAACCCTTCACTAGAAAAAGTATCACTGATATCATCATGAAGTAATACTCTGTTAGTTTTACATCTAGTAAAGTCAGTCAGTGTTCTATTTTTGAGAGTAAGAAATTTAGAATTATTATCTCTAGCACTAAAATCTCTTACTAAATCAAAATTATTAATTGCATCTACCCTTTGCTTATCTTCTATTTCAAGAACATTCTGAACGTCTAAAACAACTGATTGATTGGATTCTGCAGTTTCTCCAATACCAACTGGAATTTTTGATAATACAGAGGTATCAGCAAAATTTTTCAATCCAGATGGATGAGTAAGACTATTTACAGAATTAACAAAATTATTCCACGGAATTGGACTTTTAATGGTATATGAAAGATTTTGATAATAATCATTATCAGGTATTACCTGATAATCCTGATTTAATTTACCAATGTCATCTAACCAACCATATTCTTGTCTGTTTGAAAAATCAGTTTTGAATTTAGCTTGATTATTAGTTAAGGATATAATTTCAGCTGATACACCACTTAATCGACCAACAATTCTATCACCAACTTTTAATTTAGCCTTACCATCTATTTTAATATAATCATTTCTAACCTCACTTACTGTCAAATCAGTCACTTCTGTTCCAACTATAAGTGTTTCATTTAATTCAAATACACCTCTCTTTATAACAGGTTCAATGACTGGTAAATTTTTTCTGTTTATTAAATTAGCATAACCTGATTGGAAAGTTTTAGCGATACCAGGATTCGTAGAAACACCTGCTAAACTAAATTCTAATATAGACTGAGTTCCAGCAGAATAATCTATAACTTCAAAGAATTGGAAATTGTAATCTTCTGAATTATATCCAGTTCCTTCAATTGTAGTCGATGAAACACTACCACCCTGTGTCGCTCCTATACCACTCTCTCCCACCCTTTGCATACCTTCAATGAAGATTTCATCACCAACTGCAAATGGTTGCTCATCAAATCCATTTATAGGGGTTTCTAGGAAACAAGTAACGACTCCAGAATTACTTGTTATTACAGAGTTAATACCTACACCATTTGAATTGTTTATTGAAATTACTTTGTGTACTACTGAATCCAATCCAGATATTGGTGATAATACTTTAACTTCTGATACCTTTTGACCTGGTGCTATTGCTTGTAGTGAAATGTCATCTACAATAGTATTTGAAACAGGATTGAATAAGATTAAATTAGGAGCATTTGTATATTCTGATCCACCACTCAATACTTCAACTGATTCAATTACATCAAGATTATCGATACTAACAACAGAGGGAATAAATGCCTCTGGACTCAAAGTTTTATCGGAAGAATATTCATAACCAATATCAACTATTCTAACCTTTTTAATTCTTCCAATATCATTGGAATATGCTTTTAAATTTGCATCAGTTCCGCTTGTACTATTGACTTTTACAAATTCAGGTAGTTTTTTATAGTTAAAACCTCTGGAGATTATATTAAAATTCTTAATAGACCCATGAACGGTGGTTGCTTTAGTAGAGTATTCTAATTTTTCACAATCACTATTTGTATATGATAAGAATTCAGGGAATCTAGGAGATATATCGAAAGTATCATCAGTAACGTTAAATATTTCGTACTCACCATTATACTTACTATCAATAAATTTAATTTCAGAATAATTTGAAACTTCTGTATCAGCAGTGCTTATATATCCACCCTTTGTCAAACCATAGTATAATTTATTGGGAGAAGAATTAGAAAATTTAACAGTTAAAGTTGCACCGATAGGATCAGTATTATTTGTGCCTATCCCAATAGTACCTGCAATACCAACGTTAAAATTAGTTGAATCTTGAGAACTAATATATTCATTTGTTAATTCTTTATCGTAAAATAATTTAAAATCAAAACCTGCTAAAGTTGTGCTTGATAACCCGAAACCTAGAACTGAATTTTTTACTACTTCAATTTTAGGATTAACTAACGCTACTGACTGATTTCCACCAGTATTAGATGTAATATTTACTACTCTAATAGGATTTGAATTAATATCAATAATTGTTTCTGCAAGTGCAAATTTGCTTCGACTTACTTTATTAACAAAATAAGTCCCAGTTGTCAAACCAGTAGCTGAACCATCATAAAATATTTTATCACCAGTTTCAAATCCGTGATTTGTTATGTTTATAATGTTAGTTTCAACATTAGAAGCATTAAATGATATTGGATTCACTAATAATTTTTCATAATCTGAATTATAGATGATTGATACGCTTGTAGTAGTTCCAATCCCTACGTTTAGATTAGGTATTACTTCAAGATTAATTACATCTTTCTCTACAAGATTATGAGTAGTTGTATTTGCAGCAGATATATTTGTAGATACTCTTGTTGTAATTTGATCTATAGTACCAGTTACCTGAGTATGAGTTGGTTCAAAGAAATAAAGAGATGATGAAATACCAGTGATACTACCTCTAGAGAAGAAAAATAATCCCTCACTAGTACTACCAATACCGACTCTTGTGGTTACGAGTCCTATATTATCTGGACCTTTGTCAATTACATATACTTCAGTTGAATTTTGTCCTGTAAATGGTAATTTAAATTGTGACTGTAGTGGAGTGGTTGATACATCAAATCTATTTGCTCCATTTCGTTTGTTTAAAATAAGTTTCTGACCTGTTTCAAATGGATGATTTGGAATTCGTATTGTTCTTGTAGGAATAGAAACTGTTTTTTTCAATCCACCAATAAATGTATCAACATCTATCGCACCACCAACAGTGGTTCCTACTCCAACTGACTGTGCTGGATTGAAATAAACTAAATCATTTGTCTGTGATGAAAATCTTGTTGTTTTGACAGGTATTGTTATACTATTATTTAAAATATCAACATTACTTCCAGCAGTATGAGCTGCTCCAACATTTCTAAAAACTCTAATAACGTTATTTCCTTCAAAAACGTTTAAAACTCTTACTATTTCTTCATTTGTTGCGTTTCCTGAAGCAATTCTTACAGAAGAACCTATTGCTACTCTAGGTATACTTGATACAGATATATCTTCAATGAGTCCTGCTGATGCAGATTGCATCGTTGATAAAAGCGTAATTCTTGATGTGCTTACACCTACTTTAAATGTATCTGTTAAATTTACGATTGAACTACTTAAACCTGATATTGATACACAGGTCTGATCTCTCATTTCCAATACGGGCAGGAAGTTAGCCTGAACTCGGTCTTTATCTAACCATTCAAAAACTGCTCCTTCAAAAGTAGTTATTGATGTATCTATTCTTGATATACCAATGCCAACTATTTCACTAACTTCAGCTCTAAATCCAGATCCATTTGTCGCATCATCATTAAATTCAGTTAAATCTCCAACTTTGTAATTTTGTCCTGAATTTAATATTGTGATTCCATCAACACTACCCTTGGTTACAGATTCAATTTTTGAAATTTGTCTTATTTCTTCATATGACTCTGTAATAAAATCACTACCAGCAAATTTTTCATCAACAGCATATGGGAATGTATTTCTTCTTATATCTGTACTATTGAAATCAAAATCATGATTTAATATTTTATTTTCAGTAATTAGCGGAGAACGATAAGTGTTTCCTACAAAATATGGATATTCTCCCTCTAGTTTATTAGTTTGAGTGCCTAATCCAACAGTTGCAAAGTATGCATATATTCCATTAGGAAATTCTGGTGTTTTTCCAAATCTACCATTATGGATATCTAAATCACCTGATTCGTCAAATACATAATCTTCAACAAAGAATCCACCATCATATCCGTTTGGACGATTATTTACACCAGTTGAATTTAAAATATATGATGACTTTATAATCTTTAGAGGAGAGTTTATATTATCTGGATCTGAATAACCAAAAGGACCATAAATTGGATTACCATCATAAGCCCAACCTATAATTGGAGAGTGTCCTGTAATTTGATTAAATTCACCGTTAGGAAGCAGATTGAAAGTTTCTTCAAATCTACTAGCTATTTCTTGTGAATAACCTGCAATGCTAAATCTTAAAGTATCATTTTTTGTTGATAAGAAGGAATCACCAAATCTATTTGCATTATTTAAAGTTAAAGCTCTGATTCTAGCATTAAATTTACCATTTTTACCTCTTGAAAATGCTTTTACCTGAGTGGTCGCAGAATCATACCCTAAACCAGTATTTAAAACTATTGCTTGTATTACTCTACCATTTTCAATAATAGGTCTTACAATAGCACCTCTTCCTACTCCATTAGATTCTATCTTAACTTCAGGTGGTGAGTTATATTCTGTACCTCTGTTAACAACTGCAACACTCTCGATTCTACCGTTAACGATAATAGGTTTAAATTCAGCATTTTTTCCGTTCTGAATTGTAACTTTAGGTGTTACCTCTTTATCAAGAATTTCGGAACCGTAATTTGTTCCTTCCTCATACAAATATCCACCTAAAATTTTACCAGTAACAATTGGAGTTATGATTATATCTCCTGTTACAGTTGAACCGTATGAAACATTAATATTGACTTTAATTTTTGGATACTCAAATATCTGAAATCCCTGTCCTGTTGAATCAAAGTTAACGTATTTACCTCTATCATAATCTTCTGTAGATGTTCCCCCTACACCTGCATTTGCTAACTGAAAGGAATCGTCAGTTAATTTTTTAACAATATATGATGATGTAGTAGATAGACCTTGTATTGATGATGTTTCTGCTGAATATTCAATAATCTCTCCACTATTAAATCCATGATTCTTGAAATTAATTGTGTTTAATGATGTAGAAATTCCAGATGTTTTAACTCTTAATTTACGGTGAGTATATCCAGATCCCTGCTCTATTACCTTAACTGCAACTAATGTATTTCTTCTTTCAGTTCTAAATCTATGAATACCACTTGCAGTAGTATCTGATGATAGTCCAACTGTATTAATACCTGCTGTACCAAATAATGCATCTGCTGCTGTATTGAATAACCTAACAGTTGATGTATTTACAGATCTAATATAATAAGGATCTCCATCAGAAAGTGTTCCTGAAGATGTATTTGTTGATTCATATGCAGTGCCTATACCTAAAGGTGCGTTCCCATTTGAATTATAGTAAATGAGTTGTCCATTTTCTAAATTATGTCTAGTTGTAAAGGTAATTGTTTCATCTTGAATGTC